TGCCAGGAGTTCCGGCATAGGGCCTGACGCCAACACGGTGACATCTAATCTCAATGACGAAGTAGCATTGACCGGTGACGGCAACAATAGAATAATCAACGCTCCCGGCAATGAACGGCTAAAGGGTGCCTTGGACAAGAGCCAGGCAACACTGAACAAGAACAGAGACATATATTTCAAAAATGTGAACATGACCGCGATACCAGGACCCAACGACAAGAGACGATTGACAGGGGTCACACAGATCAAGATGGAGATGATAGAACCAGCCGGTATAAGCCTATTGGAGAAGATCAGAGGTGCCGCATTCAACAACGGTTACTTGGACCACATGGATGCACCATTCCTGTTGACCATGAACTTCGCGGGATTTGATGAACTGGGCAAGCCGATATCAGACAAGGTGAAGGGCACACTCGATCGTAGGATACCTGTTAAGCTGGTAGATATGGACATGTCGATCACTGGTGCCGGCACGGTATACACTGTAAAAGCGATACCGATGAATGAGGCCTCATACGTGAACAGATACAACTATCCCAGGACCACTGGCAAGCTGTCATTGACCAACAACAACACATTGGGCGGCGTGGTGCACGAACTTGAGAAGGTTTTGAACAAACAGAATCAAGACGAAGCAGATGCGGGACTGGTACAATATCCAGATGTGTACCAGATATCCATAAACGAAAAACTGAGGCCCGGAGTGACGATCAATACTACCTCCATAGACCAGGCAGGAATGTTTGTTGGGTCAGAAGGCACCGGACCAAGGAGCCAGGACTACCTGAAGTTCGGTACAGGAAACCCTATAACAAAGATGCTGGAAGAGATAATGAAGGGACATCCTGATTTCACGGACGACAAATTCGAAGAATTCAAAAAGAAGAACACAGGTGATCAGACACCGTTTACCCCTGCCTATGATTTTGATGAAGCACCCACGGAGAGTTTCTATTATGATTACTTCAGGATAAAAGGCAGTGTGATTAACACGACTTTATTTGACACGATAAGGAACATGAATGTCAAGAAAATCATTTTCACTGTAGAACCATACAAAGTACATGCGATGTCATTGGCCGTGCCAGGCACCAGTACTGGACGAAATTTTATGCGTTTCGTACGCAAGAAATACAACTACATATTCACAGGAGAGAACGTGGACATACTAGACCTAGATATAAGGTACAAGGTGGCCTACTTCCAGAGCAGATTGAAGGACATAGAACCCAGCGAATCTAAAAAGATAAACGTAAATGATCCAACTGGCGTAGCAACAGGAGGATCAGATTCCAAGGGACTGGGCAGTGACGGGAACCTGTTTGTCAGGTCATACCCCAATGCTGTCAAATCAGGATCGTCAGGTAAGACGGGAGGTACAGCACCGGTTCTGGATGCTTTCCTTGACGCACTGACACACCCAACGGCGGACATGGTGGTGATCAGGATGACCATACTGGGCGACCCGGCCTACCTAGGGCAGTCACAGTTCATGCCTGCAACCCCAAGGAAGAGGAAGGACGGAACCCACACAGATAAAATCATAGACGAGATCCACGGTACCCCGGACAAGGTATGGAATTCGAAACGGCAATGTTTCAATGCTGACCTGGCCGAGCCAGTGGTGTTGCTGAACTTCAGGATGCCGACAGACATAAACAATAATACAGGAGTGTACGAAATGAGGAGTGACCAGTCAGCCGAATTTTCCGGACTCTACAGGGTGACACAGGTGGAACACGATTTTGATGGCGGAATTTACAGAAACGTGTTGACCATGGTGAGATTTAACAACCAGGGCATTGAGATATCTAACCCACAGACATCAATAGCATTAGATAATAAAATTATAACAAGTGCTGAATTCAAGGAAATAGCCAAGAGTATTACGGGGAGAGAACAAGGACTCATAGATAACTTAACTAACACTGTGAAACGGAAGTTTAAGGATGAACTGTCAAGGATATTAAAGAACTAATGGCACTTAATGATTATTTAAAAGGAGATGCGTCAACAGCCAAAGCACCGGGCAATGACCAAGACTGGGCCCAAAACAATCCTGGTCCATACTTTGGCATAGTCAAGGGCAACTCTGACCCAACGAGGATGGGTCGACTGTCAGTGTTTATACCCAGCATCGCAAAGGTACAATCAGGGAAAGTTGCAGAGAACCAGCTGATAACCTGTGAATACCTTTCTCCATTTTATGGAGCCAAAGATGCCCAAAAAACGAATGGTGCATCAAGGCAGTACAAAGACTCACAGCACTCTTATGGCTTCTGGGGAGTACCGCCTGATATTGAAACAAAAGTTCTAGTTATATTCGCAGAGGGCAAGATGGATCAGGCCTATTGGATAGGTTGCATACAGGATCCATACACCAACCAAATGGTACCAGGCATAGCATCGAGTACCAACACATGGGACAAGTCCACAGGACAACAGGAAGGCCCTCCCGGGACTGAACAGTCCACAGTTGACAAAGTACGAACATACGGAAGCCAAAATGTTCCTGCAGGAGAACTTAATAGAAGAACCCCAGGAGCACTTGCAAACGGAAATTACGAAGGAACAAAACTACCTATACACCCATTTGCTGAGGTGCTTGTCAAACAGGGATTGAGTGCAGATGATACCAGGGGTAACACATCAAGTTCGGCACGTAGGGAATCTCCTAGCCAAGTTTTTGGTATCAGTACACCTGGTCGTAAAGACACAGGAACCACAAGGGAACCGGTAGGCCCAAAAGATTCGGGAAATTCCGATTATGTTGTGAGGACCCCAGGACACACCTTCACCATGGACGATGGAGCGGAGGATGGCACAAACCAACTTACTAGATTGAGGACGGCCTCCGGACACCAGTTGCTGATGCATGATACTGCCGGCATAGTCTACATAGCCAATGGTTCAGGTAACGCATGGATAGAGATGAACAGTGATGGAAAGATAGATCTCTACTCAGGAGTGGGTGGAATAAACATGAGGACACAGGGTGACTTCAACTTACACAGTGATGCCAACATAAACATGCACGCCGCAGGATCCATAAGAATGAGTGCGGAAACAGACATGGTGCAGTCGGCCTCGGCCCTTTTCAATATTGGCGAAAAAGGTATATTCAACGCCTCACATGGTGGTTCCATAAGGGACTACGCAAGGGATGGATTATCATCTTTCACACCAGGACAACAACTGCATGGCGCCGGCGGGGCAATACACCTTGCAGGTGCACAGGTACACTTTAACTCCACAGGTGCGAGTCCAACATGGGGGCCGGAATGGCTGACCACGGACAAGGTGGGAATGACCCCAAGGGAAGAGGGAGACGTTGAGCTGGCACAGAAGGGAATGAAACCACTGCAATCCTTTACAAAGAAAACAAAGACCACAGTACACAGATTTGTGACGCACGAACCAATGCCAAGATTCAAGGGATTTACATCAGAAGGGGTGCTACCGAGCACAGATCCAAACGATGACCGGCTGGACACAAAACAGTGGTCTAGGTTGTCAAGGACGCCGGGCACAGTGGAGTTCATGGAACAGAACAACAGGGTCTCGCCAATTGAGAGCATAAGGCTTGGACAGTTCCAAGCGGACTCAGAGAAATATCTACAAACTAAGATGGGCAGTTCAACAAATGCTGTCAAGGCACGAGAGCTGATCACAGAATTCGGGGACAAATACGACGACACCTTCAACATATTAAATCAGGCCAAAGGCAAGTTTGCCGAGGTCGAAAGCATATCAAACAAATTGAGAAATTTCAGTCTAAGCGACAGTGTGGATGATGTTACGAAAAATATCACAACGCAACTCTCTAACCAGGTGGTGGATAGTGTGACAGGAAGCACGGCGGTGCAGATGTTCAAAGACAACGTGTTCGTCAACAATGTTGGAGAGCTGTATTCACTGCGTGGAGGAGGCGCCGACCTAGGAACAGTACTTGCAACAGGAAACAAGATTGTGGGCGACCTTAACATCGAAAGTCTACAGTCCGTTACTGACAACGTTGCTGTCGTAACAAATGTTTACAAGAACGTTGTGTCGGGCAACCTCACAAACGTGGTGCAGTCTGCGGCGGTATCTTATGTTCAGAACCAAGCAGTGGGGTATCTTAAAAATACTGCCATAGCCAAATCTGTCACGGCCGCGGGCAAGAAGGCCATTAGTTCATTCGTGGGCAAAGGAGCTCTGAGCAGAGGAGCGGCACTGCATGGATCTCCACTTGCGGCCACTGGTTTTGCAAGTGTGCTAAAATCCGTTGGAGCAATAAGTCTCGGTGGAGGGAGCACCGTGGCCACGGTAGCAACAGCCGTGGGCAGTTTCTTCAAAGGATTCAGTGATGTAAGGCTTAAAGAGGACATAGAATTAATTGGCAAGTCACCTGCCGGAATCAACATATATTCATTTAAATACAAGCAACTGCCCGGAAGATACATCGGTGTAATGGCACAGGAAGTTCCATGGGCGAGAGAAATGACAGACACGGGATTCTACATGGTAGATTACAGCAAAGTGGATGTTGAATTCAGGAAGTTAAATTAATGGCGTACAACAGCAACAGCGGCTCATCAGGAGCCATCAATTCATCCGTAACCTTCAAAGGATTCAGTTCCAAGGCTGACAAGCAAAATTTCAAACTTTATGACTTTGAATGTGCCAAGCAGGATCTGATCAACAGGTTATCTGTGCGTAAGGGAGAAAGGGTAGAAAATCCCGAATTCGGCACTATAATATATGATTCTTTGTTCGAACCATTCACAGATATACTTAAAGAAGCTATTCTAGAGGATGTTACAGCAAATCTTAACGCAGATCCACGTATATCTACAGCGGATATAGTAGTGACGGAAGCAGATAAAGGCATAACCATACAGGCAACTATCACGTATGTTCCACTGGATATCACAGAGAAACTGAGATTTGGCTTTGATGAGAACTCACTGTTGCGTCTATCTTAAAGTACGCACATATCCTAACACATAAATATCGTTGTTAACAAGTTGATAAAACTATGGCCACAACAGACAGACAGAACCGATTACTAGTCGCCGAAGATTGGAGGAAGATCTACCAGTCATTCCAGCAGGCAGATTTCAAGAGCTACGACTTCGAGACACTTCGAAGGACAATGGTGGCATACCTCCGTGAGAACTACCCAGATGATTTCAACGATTTCGTTGAGAGTTCTGAATACGTGGCACTGATTGATCTGATAGCCTACGTGGCACAGGCACTTTCATTCAGGGTGGATCTAAACGCAAGGGAGAATTTCCTGGAAACAGCGGAGAGAAGGGATTCGGTGTTGAGATTAGCGAGACTGATAAACTACAATGCAAAGAGGAACAAAACGGCCACAGGACTTCTAAAGATTGATGCTGTATCTACAACACAGGACGTTAACGATTCCTCAGGAACGAATCTAGCAAACAGTACAGTTATATGGAATGACAGTGCAAATTCTAATTACAGAGAACAGTTCACAACAATATTAAATGCGGCAAACCAGACAGGACAACTGTTTGGCAATCCCAGGGAAGCAGGAACGATAGGAGGGATCACAACAGAACTTTATACACTGAGTTCAAACCAATTAGATCTGCCAATATTCACTTTCTCAAAAGAGATTGGAGGAACAAACAGAAGTTTCGAGATAGTGCCAAGCACAATAAACGATTCGGAATCAATATACGAATCTTCTCCCGTACCAGGAACAGGGCTGACTTACGTGTTTAGAAATGACGGATCCGGAGACAGCTCAAACAACACCGGGTACTTCTTCCTGTTCAAACAAGGACAATTACAACAGACAGATTTCACAGTAAACACGGCAGTAACCAATTACATAAAGTCTTTGAACAACACGAACATCAATGACTCCGATGTGTGGTTGTACAAGTTGGACCAGTTCGGACAGCTGTCAGAGAGGTGGAGTCAGGTACCTTCACTTTCAGGCAACAACGCAATATACAATTCACTTTCAAAGGCAGAGAGAAACACTTACAACGTCGTAACAAAAGCAAACGACAGTATTGATTTGGTTTTTGGAGATGGAAATTTCTCAAATCTCCCACTAGGTAATTTCAGAGTATACCACAGAACCAGCGCCAATGCCAGGTATTCTATTCAACCTTCGGACATGCAAGGTATATCTCTTTCAGTTCCATACGTGGACGCCAACGGAGCACAACAGAGTCTAACGTTAACGCTTGGATTGAAGGCGTCGATATACAATTCGTCATCTTCAGAATCAAATGATTCCATAAAGGAAAAAGCAGGTCAGGTTTATTATTCACAAAACAGGATGATAACTGCTGAGGACTACCAAGTGGTACCTCTGTCAGCATCGCAGGAGATAGTGAAAGTGAGATCAGTGAACAGATCAGCATCAGGAATATCGAGGGCCAAGGAAATTTTAGATCCAACAGGAGCATACTCAAATGTCAGAGTGTTTGCTGATGACGGCATCGTTTACAGGGAAGAAAGCCTACAGCAGTTCACGTTCTCATTCAAAAACAGGAGTGACATACAGTCAACGATAGATACATCTGTAGAGGCTAAACTTAAAGAAGCTTATTCAAGACAGTTTTACTACTTGAAATATGCTCAAAAATCTTTAAGTTCTATGTCAGCAACATGGAATTCGACAACAACATCAACAAACACCAACACAGGATTCTTCACATCGGGAGGCGCACTTTCAGTTGGCGATTTTGCAACATCAAATTTGAAATATGCCAAAGTAGGGGCATTAATTAAGTTTACATCTCCAGACACAAGGGAATTTTTAAACAGCACATTGGTAACAGCAGGAACAGATAATGCAGAGGACAGGACATGGGCAAAAGTTAGTGCAGTTGTGGGCGACGGAGCAAACTCCGGCACAGGAAATCTAGAGTCGGGAGCAGGGCCAGTCACACTAAACAATTTAATACCAAACGGATCGGTTCTTAGTTCAGTGATACCTGCATTTACAACATCATTTTCAGCAACGCTTGAAGCAGACATGGTAGACAGGATCGAAGGATACGAGGAATTTGGTCTTAGGTACGATTATGACTCAGAGACATGGAAAGTTATAACAAGCACAAATCTAAGTACAAGTTCTGTGTTTGACACAGCCGGTGCAGGTAGTGCCTTAGGTACTAACCAAGATGCCAGCTGGTGGTTCAAATTTACCAATGATGGAAACACATACACGGTTGTGTACAGAAAGCTGGATTACATATTTGAATCAGAGGGACAGAACAAGTTCCATTATGATGCACAGGAAAAAATTTACGACTACAAGACAGGTAAGAGTGTCAAAGACACTGTAAAAATTCTAAAAACAAATTCAATAGTTTCAACAGGAAACAGTGTAGGTTATCCTATCACATGGCAGGTAGTGGACACCGTGACAGAATTAGATGGATTTCAGGACAACAGGAAGGTCAAGGTCGGCTTCTTTGATGATGACGATGATGGAGTTGTTGACAATCCGGATATCTTTGATATATTCGTTGAGCCGGACACTTCCGTAGCAAGTAAGTTTGTCTTCTTTGAGAAGTACATATCTTACGATACTGTGGAGAGATACAGACCGTACGCCTCAACAAATTTTGTTGTGACTGAAAAAGAAACAGACATAACCCTGACCGGATACACAGACGGTCAGTTATTTTATTTCTATGACAGTGCAGAGGATGTGATCAAGAAATACAGTTCAACCACAAACACTTTGACAACAACCACAGATTACTATGCGAGGAGAGGCAGGGGTTCGATCAGCTTCCAATACAAACACAATGCAGGACAGGAGACAAGGATAGATCCCAGTGTGTCAAACATTGTAGATATCTATATGTTGGAAAGATCTTATGACAACCTGTTTAGAATATGGTTGCAGGATGGTGGTGCCAAACCAACACCATCCACATCAGACCAGTTGAGAATAAATTATTCGGGAAAACTTGATCCATTAAAATCATTATCAGACCAAATTGTATACCACCCAGTGAGATACAAGATACTATTTGGATCATCTGCAGATGAACAATTACAAGCAACATTTAAAGTTGTTAAGAACACAAACACAAATGTTACAGACGCAGTTATCAAGACAAGGGTAATTGCCGCAATAAATGAATTTTTTGCATTGGATAATTGGGATTTTGGAGATGCATTTTACTTTACAGAGTTAGCCGCTTATATACACAATCAACTAGCACCAAATTTATTGACAGCAGTTATTGTGCCAAACCAAACAGGACAAACATTTGGATCTCTATTCCAGATCAATTCCGCGGCAGACGAGATTTTTATCAGTGGGGCCACCGTTGATGATGTTTCGATTATCAGTGCGTTAGGAGCCAACCAACTATCGGCTTCGGGCACAGTAGTGACATCAACACCAACTGCCACGACAAGTACGACATCAGGATCAGCAGTGTCAGGCTCTACTACAACAGGTTCTTCATCAAGCACCGGCAGTAGTGGGGCAGGATACTAATGGCCGACAATCCTGTTAACTCATCAACCAATCAAGAAGTTGTCACACAAGGCAATATCGAACTGAGAAGAACAGTTCAGCATCTACCTGCATTCTATAGAACAGATACCAACCAACGATTCCTGTCAAGCACACTGGATCCGTTGATACAGAAAGGAAACCTGGAGAGATTGGACGGGTACATTGGAAGACAGGATGCCTACACTAGACAAATAAAAGACAGATATCTCACAGCTACCAGCAGAGATAGGATGTCATACCAGTTGGAACCTACAGTAACATACACAGACAAGGACACCACTTCGGTTAATCCAGAGGACCAGGTCAAGTTTACTGGAACGTACGACGACTACATCAATCAGATCAAGTACTTCGGCGGCAAGGTGGACAACCATGACAGGCTCAACAAGGAAACTGTATACGGTTGGAACCCAGCTATAGATTACGACAAACTGATCAATTACAGGGAATACTACTGGATACCGCGTGGACCCAATGCAATAGAGATAGATTCTATAGGACCATCGGCTGTGGCAGAATATAATGTTGTTAATCTTGCCAAGGGTGCATACAACTTTGGTCACAGGCCGGGGGAAAATAATCCCATAATAAAACTGTACAGGGGAAACACATACAAATTCAATGTAAACGCAAAAGGACATCCGTTCTATATCATGACCGAACCATACAAGAGTCAGGTTGCAGAGGATGGTTCAAGCTCAACACTGTACTCAACAGGCGTGGTGAACAATGGTGCAGACTATGGAACAGTGACATTCACAGTTCCACTTACGGGTACTCCAGACACTTTGTATTACCAGTGTGGCAATCATAATGCCATGTATGGTATATTACAGATCAGAACCATAAACACACTGGCAAAAATTAATCCGGATGATGATATAGTTGGTGTTAAGACTTACAGCCTGAGAACATTAAATCTTTCCAATGGAATGAAAATCAAGTTCACACCAGGACAATTAGAAACAGGTTCAGCATATCTGAACAAGGAATACTACGTAGAGGGAGTCGGAGAATCGATTACACTTACTGATGTGGAAAATCTTATCACACCGGCAACTTACGCCACAGAGACGACAATACTATACGATGAGGTTGAATACGACTCGAGGCCGTATGCCAAAGCATATTACATACCTGATACAAAGGATTACATAACGATAAAGAGAGATTCACGGGATCAGAATGCATGGTCTAGATACAACAGGTGGTTCCACAGATCCATCATAGACGAGACGGCCAGGATCAACGGCTATACCCCAACACTAGACGAGGACACTAGGGCCAAAAGACCCATAATAGAATTTGACTCTGGACTGGCTTTGTACAATCACGGAACAGTGGCAAAAACATCTGTCACACTGTTTGATACAGTGACAACAGATGCCTTCAGTGATGTGGTACTACAGACAGGTTACATAGTAGATGGCGTTTCACTGACAGAAGGAATGAGGGTCATATTCGCGGCAGACACGGATCCCATAGTAAAGAACAAGATATACAAAGTCAGCTTTGCGACAGCAGGAGATAGCTCACAGGTCATCTCACTGACTGAAGAGTCAGACGGAGTACCTGCAGACAAGGACAGCGTATTCGTAGAATTCGGAACAGCGAACCAAGGCAAGACTTTCTATTACGACAGTGCAACGGCCACGTGGAAAGATGCACAGCAGAAGACAGGAGTCAATCAACAACCGTTATTTGGCATGTGGGACGCCACGCACACCAGCTTTGATGATACGACAAAATATCCCAACTCCTCATTTGCAGGAGCCAAGGTGTTTGCATTCGCAACAACAGACACGGCAACAACAGACACGGTACTGGGCATAAAGGTAAAATACAACACCATAAACAACGTCGGCGACATAGTATTTGAATCAGACCACACAACAGGAACGTTCACATACAAATCCGGATCGGCCACGGTAACAATGAAATTAGAAGAAGGACATCTTCACTACACAACAGGTAACGAAACACACAACTCAAGGAGTGCCTGGGTAAAGAGGACCAACGACAGCAAACAACGAGTAATCAGGACTTTCGTAGTAGAGCAAACAGAGAAACAGCTATTCCCTATAGACTTCTACAAAAATTCTGCCACACTGACAGACTTAGAATTATCAGTTTCTGTAAATGGTGCTAGAAAAACCTTGGCGACGGATTATACCGTTGTTAACGGAACAACAAACAAGTATGTTAAATTTATAAATGAATTGGTAGTTGACGATCAAATTAGGATTGCCGGATACAGCGGTGCCGACAAGGTAGAGGACAGGGGAATCTATGAGGTGCCAGAAAACTTAGGCTTTAACAGCCTGAATCAACAGCTAGGATCATTCACTTATGGTCAGATATTAGGTCATGTGAGGGATATATTTGACAAGAACCAAGACGTGACAGGAACAATACCTGGAGTGTCAAATCTCAGAGACAAACCAGATGCAAGATTGAAAGGTGGTAGTATACACCAACACGAAGCACCATTGACTCCGGCAGTTTTTGGTCTGATAGATCAAGAGTCAAACTTAATTTCTGCAATGGATTTTGCTACCAAGGAATACGAAAAATGGTACAATGCATTCCTTACACATGCAACAGGAACAGCATACGAAGGCGTAGCCGCTGACAGAGTTGATGAGATCATTACAGCAATAACAGAGGGTAGGAACTCATCTTTTCCTTTTTTCTATGAAGACATGATAGGATGGGGTGAAAATGTTTCAACTAGATCTTACACAGTACTGGGAGAGTCACAGACAGAATACGCACTCGACTCGCAACACAACATAACAACGCCAAGCAATAGAGCAGTTTACGTTTATCTGAACAGTGTGCAATTAATATTAGGCACAGACTACACATTCAGCACAGTAGATGACAGCGTAGCAATATCAACCACACTTGCAGAAGGTGACAAAGTGGAGATCAAAGATTACACAGATACAACAGGCAGTTACATGCCACCATCTCCAACTAAACTTGGAATGTATCCAAAATTTAAACCAGAATTGTTTACTGACAACACTTATACTACAAGCACAGCAGTAATTAGAAAACATGATGGATCGATTATAAAAGCATACGGAGACGAGAGGGATGATCTAATACTTGAATTGGAGAAAAGAATCTATAACAACTGTAAGACTGCATACGATCCAACCTTGCTTGATATACATGATGTTAGTCCGAGTGCATTTGTGTCAACAGAATTTACACTGCAAGAAATCAATGACATAATGGGTGCAACTTTCTATACATGGGCAGGAAGGAACAATGTACAATACATCAACAACACAACTTTTGTAGAAGGTTCGCCATTCACTTACAACTATGCAAGAAGCACGGACAGGATAAACAATCAAACTTTTCCAGGGTACTGGAGGGGGATCTACAACTACTTCTACGACACAGATTCACCGCACACTAGACCATGGGAGATGTTAGGACATTCAGAGAAGCCAACGGACTGGGAAACACTTTATGGTCCAGCACCATACACATCGGCCAATGATGTTCTTTGGGACGCCATTGCAACAGAACCAGGCAGGTATGGTAAACCGGAAATCAAAACTTACCTACCAGTTGATGCATCAGGTAACCTCTTGGATCCGATTGCGGTAAAACTTGTAGAAAACTTTGACATACCTGGTAGACAGTCCTCTTGGAAGTTTGGAGACCAGTCACCGGCTGAGACAGCCTGGAGACGATCGTCGTCTTATCCTTTTGCTGTGATGAGAGTGCTGGCACTGACTAAGCCTGCCAAGTTTTCAGCAAACTTCTTTGATCCTTCTAGACTGTCTACAAACACAGCAGGAAATCAAATAGACACAGACACAGGAATCAGGAGACAGTTAGCCACTGCAAAATACCATCTGGAAACAGAGACGGACCAGAACACCGGTGCAGTGACAAGATACGTCACAGCAGGATACCAACCATTTGTGGTCAACTACTTGATATCACGTAACTTGGATCCTACAAACTTCTATTATAATAAGATGAAAAAATTGTCCGTACAGCTGTCATACAAGCTGGGGGGATTCACAGACAAAGACAACATCAAAATACTAACAGATTCTGTATCGCCGGGCTCTACATCGGGATCAAAATTTATACCAGATGAGAACTACAAAATTTTATTCAGAACATCGAACCCTGTTCAAAGTTTCACTTACTCGGGTGTGTTGATAGAGAAGAACACAGATACAACCACAGATGGGTCAACACTTTCAGGTGGCTACAAGGTGTTAGGATATTCAACAACCAAACCTTATTTCTCATTCAACTATCCTGTCAGGACCACGACACACTCAGCGATTGCAGTTACGGGAGCAACAGTAGTGAAACGGTACAAAACCTATCAGGAGGATGTACAGACCATACCGTATGGATACGTGTTTAACACAATACAGGATGTCACAGATTTCCTTTTGGGATATGGAAATTGGTTGGAAGGACAAGGATTCAGATTTAACAAATATTCAAACGAATTGAAAGAAACATTGAACTGGGAAAATGCAGTAAAGGAATTCTTATTCTGGACCACACAGGAATGGGCACCAGGCAGTGCGGTTACTGTGTCTCCGGCCGCTGACGGTTTTGAATTAGACACTAACAACTCAATAGTTGGCAAGTTAAGGAATCTGGCAGGAGACTACTCATTGCTGGACGCAGGAGGCAGGAAGATAGATATTAGGGAGATATCAACAAAACGTATAGGTAAGACATTCGATATAGGAATCAAATCAGACAGTATCGGCCTTTACAACATAGCACTGAACACAGTACAGAAAGAACAAATATTGTTGTTTGACAATAGTACAGTGTTCGCAGACATAATATTTGATCCGTTCACAGGATTCAGACAGCAGAGATTGAAAATAGTTGGATGGAAAACAGCAGGGTGGAACGGCGACTACTATGCACCAGGTTTCATGTTTGATGCCGCACAGGTATCTTACTGGACAGCAAATACCGATTACAAAATAGGTGACACAGTAGAGTACCAAGGAAAATTCTATGTAGCAAAAATTAATCACAACTCGACATCAGTGTTTGATAATGCAAACTGGATGTTAAAAACAGAAAAACCAGCACCACAGTTGATTCCAAACTTTGAATACAAAATATCACAGTTCAATGATTTCTACAATTTAGAAACTAACAACTTTGACGAGTCGCAACAGCAACTAGCACAGAGACTGACTGGTTACCAATCAAGGGACTACCTAGAGAATCTTTTCGTCAATGATGTTTCTCAGTACAAGTTCTATCAAGGATACATCAGGGAGAAAGGTACGAAGAATGCCATAGACAAACTGACGAAAGCTCAATACGAGAAAGAAGACATCGAGTTGGATCTGTATCCGGAATGGATGATCAGGACTGGAAATTTTGGTAACACCGATTCCATAGAGAACATTCAGCTTGTGTTAAAAGGCGACACGATAACTGCCAATCCACAGAGCATAGAATTACTAGACACATCAAACGACACTATCGAATATCTTAGATCTGCATCAGTAGCCAAGAATAAGCTGTATTACTCTCCGGTCGATTACACCGCTTCAACAACTTTTAGAAGATTAGATTACTCCAAGGAAGGAGTAGACAGAGAAACAGCACAGTTCTACAAGACTGCAGGATATCCACAGCTGTCTCAAGTACAGCACACAGCATTCAACATAGCCGACATTCAGAACCTAGATATGAATCTTATAACGTCAAATGATCTTGTATGGATTGCGAACAAGGCCAACCAAGACTGGGACGTGTTCAGGATCACTAACACCGGTGTCACAATAGCTTTTTTGAAACCCATAAATGATGCCACGCAGTTGGAGATAACGTTAACAGGTTCTCATAACTTGTCAGCAGGTACTACTAACACATTGCCTGACTACTTTGGCATAGCAAACAGTGAAGAAACTACACTGAATGGTGTTTACCCTGTGGCAAGCACACCGGACCATAAGACAGTTGTGATAGATTATGTGGGTAACATAGGGTTCATCCCGGAATTGGAAGACGGATCAACGGCAGACACCTACGGTAACTTTTATAAATTTGTTTCCGTGAGGTTAAACTCAATGGACAATGTGAACGATATCATACCATACTCGACTTACGTAGACAAGGATGATGCTATAGAAAGACCTGGTGATAAGGTTTATGCTGATGCAGACAGTAAAGGACTGTGGCAGGTGTACGAGAAACAGGACCCGTATGTGTCTGGTGTAATATTATCCCCAGACAGCGAAACATCGGAGCAGGAGTTTGGTCACAGGATAGTGGCAAGGAATAACGGGAGAACTATTGTGGTATCTGCACCAGGTAAAGGGCAGGGAGAGATACACTTCCTATTCCGTTCGGATGTAACTCCAGGAGCCTTGTTCCAAACACAGTCAACAGAGACCATGACAGAGAATGATGACAACACAAGCAGATTGGGTCAATCACTGTCCATGAGTACAGACGAGAACTTCGTTGTTGCGGGTGCACCATTCACCAACACCACAAGTTCCGATGGTAGCACACGATATATTAACAGCGGACTGGTAAAAATTTACCTTTGGGATCCAAATACATTCAAGTATTCATTACTGAACACACTGACACCACCCGAGGATGGATCAACAGCGGATAACCTGCAAGAACAGAACTTCGGTTCATCTCACAAGATCTCAGAACCGGGTGCAAGTTCGGTCAGAGACACATCGACAAAATATCTTTTCGTTGGAGCACCGGGATACAGTGATGGTACGGGCCGGGTTTACATGTACGAATGGGGCCTTGGTGTGGATGGATCAACATATGACACATGGACACAGAATTTAACGATTACGTCAGCCGATCCAGGAGCAGGAAAAAGATTTGGACACAGAATAGAAGCCAATGACAATGGCGATATACTGGCTGTCAGTTCAACATCACCTGGACAGGCAGGGAAAGTGGAGATATACATTAGAAATTCACAAGCAAATGATGGCAGTACAGATCATTCATTCACTCTTGCACAGACATTGACAGGCACGAGTGCAGATGGATCATCATTGAACACAGCGTTTGGCGATTCTATGTCGATGGTAAGTGACGGTACAACACTGATCATTGGTGCCCCGGGAGTTGACGGCACGGAACAGATAGATGCAGGAGCAGTGTACTACTACAAATGGAACGCAGACGGCTCAACTAACACATACACATTACAGCAGACACTGAATGCTCCAGATACACAAACAAACATGAGGTTTGGAACTAGCCTCGATACAAATCATAACGGAACTAGATTAACGATAGGTGCTGAGAACTCTTCGACCCCCAGGGACATGAAAATTGATTCCGGTGAAACAACATTTGATTTACAGGATACGATGTTCGTTGATCTTAACACAGGATCAGGGGCGACATTCACAGCCACTATGTACAACACAACATTTGTGATAGATGACAAGCTGATAACAAACAATGTGACAGATGATGACAATTTTGGAAAAGGTGTGTGCGTCGTTGAAAACACTGTGTTTGTTGGAGCACCGAATGACGAAGGCATAGGAGGAACAGTTATCAATGACGGAACAGTGGCCTGTTATGATCTAGCAGTAGCCGGAGAGTATGCATGGAAGAACATAGCTTCGGAAACGGCACTGATTGACATAGCAAAACTAGGACAGGTTTTTGAATTTGATAACGGAAGCAAACAGATCAGAGACCACTACGATCTTTATGATCCGGTCAAGGGACGTATTTTAGGTATTGCCGACAGGGAAATCAACATCAAGGCACCGTGGGATCCGGCAGTGTACAACACAGGTCCAAATGCCAACACCAAGACATCATGGGCAGAGGAACACATAGGAGAAGTATGGTGGGATCTATCGACAGTCAAATGGACATGGTATGAACAGGGAGATCAAGAATTCAAAACAAACAACTGGGGCAGAATCTTCCCAGGATCCAGCATAGACATATACGAGTGGACGGAATCTACTATACTGCCTAGTGAGTGGTCCTCGAGAACCGGTACAGAGGAAGGGATCGCACAAGGAATATCAGGCACACCACGTACCATTGACGATGAGCAGTACACGGTGATACAGAGATACAACACCAGACTAGATTCATTTGTGAATTACTATTACTACTGGGTGAAGAACAGAGTATCAGTGCCAAGGAACAGTGTTGTCCAAAGGAAGAACTCGGTAGGATTTGTGGCAAATCTTATAAAGAACCCATCCAGTACAGGAGCCAAATACTATTCGGTTACAGACACTAACAAACTCCTGTTGAACAATGTTAATAACCTGGGCGACGATAACATAGTGCTGAACATTGACATCAGGACCAACACCTTCGAAGGAGATTCACACTCCGTGTGGAAGTTGGCTAGAGAAGGAGACATCTCCTACAGGCCAGGAACACAAGTAGAGACACGTTGGTGGGATTCGCTGATAGGACAGAACGAGTCAGGAGACCTTGTCCCGGACATCGGACTTCCTGTTAACGAACGATACGGGAACAAAATAAGACCGAGACAGAGTTGGTACGTGGACAGGTTCACAGCACTTAAAGAAATCATAGACTACTCTAACACTGTTCTAAAGAAAAATCAATTGGCAGGAACGTTCAATCTTAGAAATCTAGATTCCAAGGAACCAGAACCAACTGCTGAGAGTTTGGAATGGGACACGACCATAGACACATATGCGGAACTGACGTACATTGACACAAGAGACCTATCAGGAACAGTTAAATTCCTAGTCAAGGCGGATGAGACAGCCAACGGATACTGGGCGATATACACATGGGATGGTACGGAATTCTCAAGGACACGATTACAGACTTACAAAACTTCTAGCTATTGGAGTTACACAGACTGGTATGGCACAGATCCTGATGTACATGGAATGCTCCATGGTGAAAACACGCCAATTGACAAGCAGGTCAAGTTCCAATACGAACTAGACACTTTAAACCTTGCAATAGGTAAACACGTCAAAGTAACAAACGCAGATACAGGTGGGTGGAAATTGTTCATGAAGACTGCGACAGGTTGGCAAAATGTTGGAACAGAGAATGGGACTATAAGACTATCAACTAAACTGTATGACTACTCGCAGGATGCCATAGGATTTGCAGGTGAGGACACGTTTGACGACAATTTCTTTGACGAGGCACCTTCTATAGAGACTAGAAAAGTTTTGACAGCACTGAGGGATGACTTGTTCATTAATGATCTTGCTTTGGAATACAACACACTGTTCTTCACAGGTTTGAGGAAAGTATTATCTGAACAGACTTACGTTGATTGGATGTTTAAAACGTCATTCCTTAATGCCACAAGTTCTGTTAGACCATTGGACCAGAGAAAATCGTACACAACAGGAACAGACAAATGGATAGAAAGCTACATAAATGAAGTAAAACCTTTCCATAGTAAAATAAGAGAATACAGACTTGGATATACGGGCACGGACACACAGGATGGACTGTTCACTGACTTTGACAGTCCCACATTCTATGATGTGACGACAGGCAGGATTAGGGCACTTAACGTATCCAAGGACACAGCTAAACTGACTGAGTATCCTTGGCAGATGTGGAATGACTATCACAAGAAATACATTTCGTCTATTACAGTCACTAAAGGTGGATCCGGCTACACCACAGCCCCAACAGTCACGATAGTGGGAGGAACAGTGGGAGCCACAGGGCCTTTCCAGATATTGGCAACAAGTTCAAGAGGATCAACGTCAGGCACTTATGGTTACTTCTATCCACTGTTCAGTAGTGAAACACAGGCAAAGATATATGACACACAGAACGGTGGTGCAGGAACAACAAACATTTATAAATTTGATGGGTACACAGGCACGTTCTATGGTCCGAGTACGATCATTACAGCACAGGCAACGATTTCGGGTGCATTCAAGATGTACACAACACCGACCACTACTGCGGCGACTGCCACGGCAACAGTTGTTGGTGGCACAGTAACAAAAGTTACTGTAACAGGTATTGGTGCAAACTACACTTCAACACCTATGGTGGTGTTAACCGGAGGTGCATCTGATGGATCAACACCGTCTGACACTGCTAGAGCATATGCAAACCTGAACAATGACCTTGTGAGAGACATAGACACCACAATAAAATTTGATAGGGTTTCTAGCACATCGAGAGTGGTCGATTGGACGGCATTGACCAGCTATGCATACGGACAGCTGATTAGATACAACAACCAATTATACAAAACAACAAGTGCCTTCACTGCAACAGCAAACTTCAACGATGGTGCAAACAAATTGTACAAGGTTTACGGAGATGAAACAGGTTTAACGGCCGCAGACAGGACCAAAGGTTTCTACACACCAGGAGCAGGGATGGCAGGCAACGAACTTTCACAAGTCATGTCGGGGGTTGACTACGGTGGAACAATGGTGACAGGATTGTTATTCTCACAAGAAGCAGGGTGGGACAAGGCAGGTTGGTATGACTTCCCATGGGACAACTATGGAGCCTCAAGGATCAAGTCATTCAGTGCAGACGGATTGACAGCAACATTTACAATTACACCTGCACCAGCCATAAGCGATGTCTATCAAGTTTATCTTACATCAGCCGACAGTACAAGGGTTAAAAGAACAGAGGTATTCAGAGGTGATGGATCGACAACATCATTTACAATAGGTACTATACCGGCCGCAGGTACGTTAGTGGAGTTTATACCGTTCGATGATGATGGTGTTTTGACACCAACTGATGATAGGACTTTGGAGTCGATAATCAAAGGTGGACTTTTTGGTTCTGCATTAGGATCAGCGCCGAGCGATATTTTGCTAGAAGGTGATGATTTCATATCACCTGAAACCAGCTACGCACCGGAAGAAACTGTTCCGGGACAGCTATTTGATACACTGGACATAAAAGTTTACACATCTCCGGAGTCTGGAGTACCTTTCATATCTAGTAAAAATCACAGAGGTGACGCAACCACGACAACATTCAGCATTGGTGATTATCCAGGAACACTTGGTTCGGTTACAGTTTCAGTAAATGGTGTGGTTAAAAAATTAACAACGGACTACACAGTCAGTGTTGCAAACAAAACAATAACATTTGGAACGGCGCCAGCAACCAACAGTGTTATAGCCACTAGAGTCTTTGCAATAAGTGGAGAAAATTACAGAGTACTTGACCAGTACACAGGTGACGGAAGCACAGTAACATTCACGACATCAACCAGGGGTGAGTTCAACTTGGACTCAACGGTGTCTGATATGTATATCACTATTGACGGCGTACCAACAACAGCGTTCACAACGACTACTACTGCCAATGCAGTCACAGTTACATTCAATTCAGCTCCAGTGGCCAATGCATTAGTACAGGTGGCAGGGTTCAACAAATCCACAACAAGCACAAGAAGTTATGCCAGCATCAGAAATGAAGCGGTGACATACGACGGATCAACAAACAGATACACTTTGACCTATCCACCAGGATCGATAGGACCATTGTCGGGTCTGACTATCGTTGAGGCAAATGGGAAAGTACTGAGAGGCCCTGACGTGAGTTACTACATAGGAGACGGAACTACTACCCGATTTGATTTCAACGCACCATCAGGCTTAGGAGCAACAGTAGGCACCACAGATTCAACATCAGAGACAGCTGACACACATACGATAACTGCAGATGAGTCGCAAGTACCAGCACTGGGCGAAGATTCAACAATAGATCCTGCAAAGACCATCACGAGTGCATCGCAGATACAGGTACACATAAATGGGGTAGAGCAGATACTGAACACCCACTACACGGTCGATCTAGGAAATGGAATACACACAGCGGATGAAACAACAGAAGAAGCTGACACGACCACAACAACAGCGGACACGGCATCAGCACCAGACAGGGTGGTTTTTGTTACTGCACCGACAACTACAGATTTAATTGCTATAACAACAATAGCTGACAACCAGTACCACAACGTAGGGACGGATATAATAATAGATGTAGCACAGATGGCATCAGATGGTCAGACACTAACAGCTAATGATGTTCTGTCGGTAACAACATTCAATAACGCACTTGGAATGAAACTGAGAAGAGAGGTATTAGGAGGAGAACCTGATAACATCTTTAAACTGAGATTCGATCCACTAAATGCAGGATACACTTTCGTCTGGTTGAATGGAGTACAGCAGGTACAGAATTATGATTACACAATGACCGGCAACACTATAACTTTTGTTGGCAAGACGATATTAGGTTCAGACAGATTAGATGTGATGTACTTCGCGTTGGAATCTGCGATAGGTGCCACGGGATTCAGGATATTCAAGGACATGTTAAACAGAACATTCTACAAACGTATCAGCAAAACAGCAACGACAGAATTAGTTGATGATCTGACCGATACAATAGACACACTGCAGGTCAAAGACGGAACTGCATTACCGGAACCCAATGCCGAAAACAACTTGCCGGGTGTGGTCTTCATAGACAAGGAAAGGATAGAATATTTTACCAAGAACGGAAACACGTTGGGACAACTGAGACGTGGAACACTTGGAACAGGAATTAAGGACCATAGCGATGGCACACTAGTGGTAGATGCCAGCGGATCTCAAACTATACCTTATGCGGACACAGTGTACACCAACACCTTCACAGGTGACGGTAGCACAACAGCGTTTGCACTATCACAAATCCCAGCCTCTGCTAGTGAGTTAGACATATTCATTGGTGGCCAACGATTGTTGCTTACTAGCGAGGATGGATCAACTATTAACTACTCTGTGAACGGATCTAGCACAACAGTGACTTTAAGCACTGTACCGGCTGTCGGAACACAGGTTAAAATCTTACACAAGAGAGGACAGGTATGGTACACAGCATTAGACGGCAATCCAGCAGATGGTAAAGGATTACAGGCGTCTACTACTAATCAGGCTAAATTCATAGCTAACGAGCCAACAAACTCACCTGAATAAATACACTAGATGACAGATGACAATAAACCACAAGAAGCAAAAGAAGAGAATAAAAAGCCTCAGGATCAAAGCGGAGTTATGATCGAAGGACATATCAAGATATTTGATCCAGAAACAGGTGAAGTAATTGTCGACAAAAGAAACGCAATACATTACGAAAACATGTCACAGGCACTGGCTAATTCATTGGCACACAAGTCAACAGGTTTCGTGCATGAAATTGCATTCGGGAATGGTGGTACGTCAGTTGATCCAACTGGCATAATCACATACCTAACACCAAATTCTACAGGTACAAATGCCACACTTTACAATCAAACATACTACAAAGTGATAGACGACAACTCTGCCACTAACAAAGACACAACAAGGAACAAGATGGAAGTGAGACACACAGCAGGTAACAAGTATACCGACATCGTTTGCACTTGCACACTGGACTACGGTGAGCCTACGGGACAGGCCGCGTTTGACAACACGACAGATTTTAACGGCGACTATGTGTTTGACGAATTGGGATTAAAAAGTTGGGAAGGAACAGAGAACGGAACCACTAATAAACTGTTGACGCACGTCATATTCCATCCAGTACAGAAATCTCTAAACAGACTGATACAGATTGATTACACCCTAAGGATACAATCATTAACGACATTCACCGAAACAAGTTCAACGGCACTGTCAACTTCAAACACAGTGAGTGGAACAACGTCAGGTGGTAACACAGGGTACTAATAAATGGCATACACAGTAAACAGGCGAAACAGTTCGACATCACCAAACCAGTACACGGTACAGGATGGAGTGGTCAACACACAGACTAATTTGAATTTTGTCGGTAAAGGATATGCCGGTTACGGGGAACTGATTGCAGAGAACTTCCTACACCTGATGGAGAACTTTGCAAACACGACAGCACCGGACAAACCCATCGAAGGACAGGTTTGGTATGATTCGGCAACTGCAAAACTAAAAGTTTACAACGGTAGCATATTCCAAACAGCAGGCGGTAATGCACCTTATCAGTCAACCGAACCACCATCAATGGCACAGGGAGACCTTTGGATAGATTCAGACACAGGACAGATGTACTATTATAACGGTGCCTCGAGTGTATTGGTAGGCCCACCTAGTACAACAGGAACGACGAACGGATTTGTATATGATTCTATTTTAGATTCATCAGACACAACACAGAACATCACAAAACAGTTTAATGACGGTAACCTGGTTGCTGTTATTTCAGAGGACACATTCACACCAAAGGTATCACTTTCGGGATTCGCAACAATTAAGAAAGGTATAACACTTTCAACAGCAATATCGGATTTGAAATTCCAAGGTACTGCAACAGATTCAGACGCTCTCGGTGGAGCGTCGGCGGCAACATTTTTAAAGTCCACAGAGAACGACACAACATCAGGCACACTGGGTATTGTAAATGACACCGGACTAACAATTGGCGCTGACAGTGACTTGTCATTAAGAGTTGAAAGTTCTGGTCCAGTTATTTCAAACGTTATCTCAGACTCAGACATAACATTCAAGGTAAATGATGGTGGTACGACAACTACTCTGATGACCATGGATGGTTCACTGTCTTTCATAGGTATAGGAACAACAACACCAAGCACAAAATTACAGGTTGTAGGAACAGTGACAGCGACAGCATTCGCAGGGCCACTTACCGGTGCGGTCACAGGAAACGTGACAGGAAACATCGCGGGGTCGGGTACCAGCAGTCTAGGTGCAACAACACTGTCAGGAACACTTACCACAAAAACAATACTACCAGATACAGATGCCACATACGACATAGGGTCAGCAAGTAAAGGATACAACACAGTTCATGCCAAAGCAACATCGGCACAATACGCTGACTTGGCTGAGATATATGAATCCGACTCGGAGTATGAAGTGGGCACAGTTGTCATATTTGGTGGAGAGAAAGAAATAACGGTTTCAAGCATGGGTGCAGATCCAAGAGTGGCAGGCGTTATCTCTGAAAATCCAGCGTACCTGATGAATTCAGAAGCAACAGGACAACCGGTAGCATTACAAGGAAAGGTATCATGTAAAGTTGTTGGACAAATCAGCAAGGGAGACATGTTGGTTACACACTCACAACATCCAGGAGTCGCTAGGAAAGGAACAAATCCTTCGATGGGTACAGTGATAGGGAAAGCACTAGAAGAATACAATTCAACCGATATAGGCACGATTAATATTGTGGCTGGAAGACTATAAATATAAGCAAATGGCATACACAATTAACAAAACAGACGGATCAGTAGTAGCTTCAATCACAGACGGTACGGTAGACAACACCACTTCCGTACAGCTTTTCGGAAAGAGCTTTTCAGGGTTTGGTGAGGGTCTAAATGAGAACCTTGTTAGACTGCTAGAGAATTCAGCATCAACGTCACAACCATCAGCACCTTTGAAAGGTGAACTTTGGATGGACACTTCAACAAACCAACTCAAAGTTTATGATGGAACAAGTTTCAAACCCACAGGTGGAGCAAAATCACAGAATACAGAACCCACGTCACCCTCAGCAGGAGATCTTTGGCATCATTCAGATAATGATCAACTTTATGTTTACACAGGATCAGCATTCCAACTGGTGGGTCCGGTCTACACAGCAGGACAGACACTGTCGGGTTGGAAGATTGAAACACTAGCAAGTTCGTCCGGAAACAAAGTTGTTTCTTCAATGTACGCAGGTAACACAAGAGTAGCCATACTTGCAAAGGAAGATTTCACACCGAGTGTAACACAATCAGGGTTCGCGGCAATCAAAGCAGGAATAACACTGAATTCAACATTGGGAGCAGTGTTCGAGGGAACAAACACACAAGCTTCGCAAATCAATGTAACAGGAACAACCAACACTTCCAGCACGGTTATTGCAGGTGGAAACTTTGTGAGAGCAGATGCGGCAGACACTATGACAGGTGCACTGACCATTGATACAGATAATGGATTAATAGTTGGTGGATCACAGGAATTGACAGTGACCGTTTCAAGCAACGATGTTACAGTTGCACAGACTTCACAGGACAAAGATCTAAAATTCACTGTAAACGATAATGGTACAACAAAAACACCTTTGACACTGACAGGTGCAGATGGTGGCATTGACATGGTAGGTGACCTTACAATAACAGGTAACTTGAATATCAGTGGTGCATACAACTACACATCATCCAACATCGTACAACACTCAGACACCTTCTTGAAAGTCAACGCAGGTGGTTCAGAAGCAGACGCAGGACTTATAGTAGAAACATCAGACACAGATGATGCTAGAATGTTCTATGATGTGTCTGAAAATTTCTGGAGTGCAGGACATGGTGGAACATATTCACAGGTTATAAGATTAGCAGATGCGGTAGTAGACGGAAACTCATCAAAAGAAAAAGTTTTAAAAACAACAGCGGCAGGCCTAGTCACAGTAACAAATATCAATTTGGCCGCAGTAGGTACGGCAATAACAACTTCAAACACTGCATTAGTCGGCGTTCCAACAATAGGCCAGGTTGCAACATACGGACTACAATGGGGTGGCTCACTTAAAACAGTTTCAACATCAGACCCAAGTGGCGGCAGTGATGGTGACTTCTGGTTCAAGTATGAGGCATAATCATGCCTACACGTATTGAAAAATTTCAGTATTCAGGATTACTAAACACGCTCACAATTCCGGCAGGTGCAACTTCGGTGGACATGTACCTATGGGGTGGTGCAGGTGGTGGTGGTGGTGCAGACGCAGGTGGACCTGGAGGTGTAGGAGCCGCAGGACACTATGTTTCTAAAACCAGTTATTCATTAACATCTAATGTCGGCGACACTCTAGAATTGGCAGTGGGCGGAGGTGGTGCAGGTGGCGGATCAGGTGGCGGTGCCCCCGGCGGAAACAACGGAAAAAGTAAGACAGGATTTTCAGGTGGGAACGGTGGTAACGCAGGACCACAACCATATTCAGGAGCAGGTGGTGGGGCAGGCGGAGCCACAACAGTATTCATAGGCGGAACAGCGGTCGCGATAGCAGGTGGAGGCGGTGGCGGCGGTGGATCAGGCAGAAGCGGAAACGGCGGAGCAGGCATAAATTCAAATACAGCAACAAGTAACACACCAGGCACACTAGGTGAAGAAGGTAAGGATCACTCAGGTGACGGAGGCGGTGGTGGAGCCGGCGGTGGTGGAGCCGATGGGGGAAAATCAGGAAATGGTGGTAGCGGTGACACTAACGGAACCGGCGGATTTTCTGGATCCAACACTGTGCCAAGCGGAGGCGCTGAAAGCAACGGATCAGGAGTGACCCCAGGTGTTGTTACTCTAGAGATAGGTGGAGTTGAATATTACGATTCAGGAGTGGCAGTAGGAGCAAGCCCATCGGGAACAGGTGGAAACGGTCTTGCAGTAATTGTTTTCAACGTGGGAGTACAGGCCAGCACCAAGATCGGTGGAACATGGACGGACATATCAAACATATACACAAAAATTTCAGGAGTATGGACGGAAATCACAGCAGGGTACGTCAACATATCAGGAACATGGAAAGCACTATACAACTCGGGTATAGCATTCTTATCAACAGCGGCAGGATTTGGAGACTCATCGGGTGGATCAAGTTCAGGTTCGGGTGGATCTGGTGGTGGTGGTGGTTGTTTCATAGCAGGAACAATGATATCAATGAACGATGGTTCGTTGAAACCGGTCGAGCAAGTGGACATAGGTGACACAGTTTCAGTTGGTGGCAAGGTGTTCGCAACAGGTAACTTGATAGACAACCTGTATGACTACAACGGGATCCAAGTATCAGGAACGCACATGGTCAAAGAAGATGGTGCATGGACAAGAGTCGAGGACAGTAGACTAGGAGTATCACTGGGTGATGACGAAGTAATAGTGTACGTGTTCGGTAGCGAAAACAGAAGAATTATTATAAACAACACAGAATTCACAGATTACTTCGAATTAAGTGAACAGCAAGAACTAACCAACCACGGTGAACAATTTTTTAGTAATTGGCAAGATCATGATAGACAGATACATGATAAAAATGTTAATATACTGAATGCTCGATAAATCATATTACCACGGACAGCAAGGCGAATGTTTCCTGAGAATAGAAAAACATTTCACAGAGATCAAACACGAGTTCGACTCACAACCCAACAAGATATTCTTAGATCCAGAAGACTTCTCAGACAGCGTAAGGGGACTTCCGGATGACTTCGATGACAAGTCAGGGGACTATGTGAATGGACAGTGGAAGGCACTGGGAATACAGTCAGGGGAACACGAGGGACAATCGTTCAATGACTATCCCATGCTGTATTCGATACTGAGAAAATTCCCATACAAGACCAATGTGGCAATAATGACTGTTGGGCCAGACACAAAGATTGGTAACCACACGGATAACGAAGGTGGCTGGAGATATCAGATGTGTTTGGATGACGGGGGAGGAGACCAGAGTGGTATGTATGTTATGAACCTAGAAACTAGGAAACAGGAATTGATGACCTGGAAGACAGGTGAAGCGTTCATTTTCCAACCAGACATACAGGTACACAATGGTTTCAACAACAATCCAGGTGAGAGAACCACGTTATTAATTGACTTTTACAAAGAATCACTGTACACTAAAGAGAAGTTCGAACAATATTACCAACACTATTCGGAATGTTTTGAAGGGTTGGAAAATCTAGTGGATGTGTATGAATCAAGGAAACAAAAATAAAATAGCAATCATAGGGCACACCAAAGGGATAGGTAAGGCCATAGCGGACCTGTATCGGAAAAAGAATTACACAGTCGTTGGGTTGAGCAGTAGCAACGGATACGATTTACAATGTAGTCAAGTAGAGATAATGGAACAGCTGGATGACTGCCAATTGATCGTACTCAATGCATATGTTGGCAGAGGCCAAATGACCTTGTTGAAAAGAATATACGGCAAATTCGTTTTCGAGGACAAGAAAGTTGCAGTGATCACAAGCACGTCAGGTACTCCTATTGGAATGGATGAGGATTTACAAAATACGGAATACACAGACTACTGCGAGAACAAGAAAAATCTAATAGATTACATAGAAGAGCTACAACAAGAATTATTAAACAAACCTTTGTCAGTTTATGATGTCTGTCCGGATGTGGTGGACACGGACATGACAAAGGGCTTGTGGGAAGACCTACCAAAATTAAGAGCAAACGAAGTTGCAGAAGCAGTGCGTTACTGTTTTGAATCAACATTCAACGTCAACAAGATAGTGATGCAAAAAAATGTTAGTTAGAGCCTGGGACAGAGACAAGGATTATGACACACTGGTCAAGTGGTGGACACAGTGGGAGTTTGGCACGGTGCCCAAGGAATGCCTGCCACCTGCAGGCATAATGGTGGAAGTTGACGGAGAGCCTGTGTGTGCTGGAGGGTTATACATAGGTGAGGGAACACAGTTCGCTTTCATGGAATGGATAGTGACGGACAAGACAGCAGAATCAAAGAATGTGCATAAATGTCTAAAATTGTGTATCGACGGCATAATGAAATTGGCAAAAGACAAGGGAATGAAACTGGTGTACACCGCTACAAAGGAACAAGCTCTGCACAAAAGGTATCAAAAATACCACGATATGGTGCTTACGGAGAGCAACGTCAAGACTTTTCTGAGGGATCTGGACGGATCGTATTCCGAGGATTTAACCTGGATATCAGACGATGAGCAGATAGAAGAACATAATAAATAAGCATAAGGAGTACATTTAAATGGCAACAAAAGAAGAAGTAGCAGATTACATCAACGATAACAACGAGACAGTCTGGTCAACAGAAGAGCAAGCCAAGATTGAGGCAATGTTGACACCTGAACTTGCGACTATATTAATAAAGTTAGTGGGAGATGTCAGTTTCTTGACCGAGGTCAGGGACAACGCATCAAACTAGTAAGCTATGGCATACAAGATTAACAACACATTTGGGACCTTGTTGGTCTCCTTGGCAGACGGAACTATTGATGTCGCCACAACTGACCTTACACTGATTGGAAAAGGTTATGCGGGCTTCGGTGAGAAGTTAAATGAAAATCTTGTAAAACTACTAGAGAACTTCAACAACACATCAGCACCATCAAACAAAATAACAGGTCAACTTTGGTATGATCAGACAAACAAACGTATCAATGTTTGGACAGGAGATAAATGGAAACCTGCAGGAGGTCCAAGTAACTCAACTACACAGCCAACTAATGCGGCCCAGGGAGATCTATGGCTTGACACCCAAGCAATACAGTTATATGTTTACAATGGAAGTGCATGGACACTTATCGGACCAACAACAGTTGCTGGCTCGGGTGTGACACAGATAGTTTCTGAAGTAGCGTCAGATGACACAGGAGTCAACCAATCATACTTGAAACTGGTTGCCAACGATGCAGTGGTAGGTGTTGTATCGAACGTGGCATTCACTCCAAGCACAACAGAAGACAATGCGGTGGCACTTACCTCGGCAGGTTTCACAACTGTTGCACAGGGTATACAGCTTTCATCAACAGTATCAAGTGCGAAATTCAGGGGCACAGCAACAGACTCGGATGCACTGGGCGGAGTTGCGGCGGCCAACTATCTAAGATCAGACGCCAACGATTCCACAAACAGTTCATTCACTATTGCAAATGACACAGGATTAATTTTAGGTGCAGGATCAGACATCACGATGAGTCTGTCAGGTGACAACTTGACCATTGCACAGACAACACAAGACAAAGATATTATTTTCACAGTGAACGATGGTGGAGTAACGACAACAATGATGACCATGGACGGGTCAACAGGGTTACTGGAACTTCCATCATGTGGAGATGTAAGGGTGAAAGGAAACTTACTTGTCGATGGAACAAGCACAACAATGAACACATCGGTGCTTACAGTTGAGGATAACATCATAGAATTGAATAGGAACATATCATCTGCCAGTGGTATGCCAAATTACACAGGATTAAAAGTAAACAGGGGAGAAACATCCACAGCAACTGAGCAGGATCTGTTCTGGGTATGGGACGAGACATTCGCAGATGACGGTACAACAACTCACGGAAACGCGGGCGGTGCCTGGACAGCTTTCAAATCAGGCGGCGGCGATGACGAACTGTCGGCCGCGACACTGGTGGACATCAGGGCCAATGTGGTACACGCAACAGCGACATCGGCACAGTACGCTGACCTGGCAGAAAGATATGCCACAGATACTCCCTTAGAAACTGGAGAAGTGGTGAGCCTGGGAGGAAAAGAAGAGATAACGAAATGCATGGATGATAAATCTGATGCAGTTTTCGGTGTTGTCTCGGATGCCCCGGCATACTTGATGAATTCAGAAGCAGGCAACAACGACACACACCCAGCGATAGCACTGAAAGGACGTGTTCCTGTTAGAGTAACAGGCAAAGGATCAGCAGGTGATCGTATTCTATCGGGAGGCTATGGAACGGCACGTGTAGCACAGCCAGGCGAAGCGACCACTTTCAACACCCTGGGTAGACTTATTAAGCATAAATATAATGAAGAAACAGCACTCACAGAGTGCGTGATAGGAGTTAAATAGATTTATGGCATACGTAGCAGGAGATACAATTTTAGACGACGAGTACCAAACATTCGTTGCTAGTTCAAGTGATCCTTATGGATGGAACCACTTTGCAGGCACAGGTGCGGGTCAATACGGATTGGGACAGACACATCTAGTAGAAGTTACGCCAAATGCAACTACAATTACAGCGGCACAGTGGAATGCACTGATGACAGGTATAGATAATATAGCCAATCACACCAACGATTCCATGACTGCAAGGACGGCAGTAGTAACAGGAGACACTATCGCGATCAAATCAGCGGTGGCGGCAGACCTTGCGACACTGGCGGCTTCGGTTGCAGGTGGTTGTGTATCAGCAACGGCACTTTCCGCAGGATCAGAACTGCATAGTTCATTATCAAGTACAAGATACGCAGGATCACACACAGTGGAACACACAGTTACATTCGCAAACGGAAACAACCTAAGGTTCTTCTTCAACGCGGGTGGCAAGATCAGGGTAAACCTTACAAGGAATGGGAACGGTGGTTCGGCAAAAACTGGCAAAGATGATTCTGTTGATGAGATGATCACTGCGATGGGCAACTTCGACATAGGTGCACAGGTATCTACAAGATCAGGTTCAGGCGAGACACTGACGACAGATGGTTTTGCTAACGGTGTAGATGACCTAGGAACCAGTTACACGACAATATTCCTACTGACTCAGGCCAATGGTGACTACACTAGTATGACACTGAAGGGTGAGGCACTGGTGAACAATGCCACGTACGGAACAGCGGTATCAGTCACAGTTAAGATGACACTGACGGACGCGGATTCGGGAGATGCTGAATTCACAAGTGGTAACACATCAAGTATTGACCAGTTCGAGAACTTCATTGGTCAGACAGACTTCGCAACCAAGCTGATGCTACCAACGACGGCACAGGGTTTGGGTACGGTGTACACGCTTTCAGGTAGTGCTGAAACAAGTAACACCACAGCATAATCATTTATTTTTCAGGTATTGATCTTACCAATAATTAACTGTATAATACAGTTATGGATATTGGCAATATTAAGAAACAATCGGACCTCAACTTCGAGGTAGCACAGGCTAAGAAGAACGCACTGGAGAAACTGCGTTCAAGACAGCTGATGGCCTACAACGAGAGATTGTTCACGGCGGACGTTGATACCATTAACCTAGTGAGCACACTCAAACAACACAACAAAGATTTCTACATGTTAGATGTTAATGACAATCCCTGTCATGTCAAGGATCCGGATGATTTCCTAAACAAATTAATAGAAAGAAACCAGGAAACACTGAACTCGTACCAACAGCTACATCAAGATCTCGCCAAAAAGAGAAAATAATGACAACCGGTGTACTGATGTACTGTTTTGACACTCCTGAGGTCAACTATCACAGGTTGGCAGAACGTTGTGTGGCACAGGTACGTAAATATCTCAAACTGGAAATCACTATCGTCACCAATCTAGAGACATACAAGAAATTCAAACCCTTGGGCATGATCAACTACAAGTTGGTTGAAGTCAAGACCACCAACACAAGGCCTTACAGGGGCAAAAGTGTGGCATGGTACAACAAGGAACGTGCCCTGGCATATGAACATTCGCCCTACGACACGACCATACTGATGGACTGTGATTATTTCGTGTTCTCTTGCACACTGTTGGAATTGGCAAACACAAAGTTTGACATGATGTTGCACGATCGGGTGCATGACCTTACAGGCAAAGACATGATATTAGGCAAAGACGAGAGCACACTGCCTTTGGTATGGGCGACAGTGACACTGTTCAAGAAGAGTGCGAACACCGAGTCGATATTCGCCATGATAAGACATGTACAGGAATATTATCCACACTACAGGAATCTCTACAGGATACGTTACCCAAACTACAGGAACGATTATGCTTTCGCAATAGCACTGCACCAATTGAATCTGGGAAGCCGCATACCCACACCCATGACCATGTTGTCATCCACTGTAGATGTGATAGACAGTGATGAGGACGGTATTGTTTTCAAGTACAATGATAACATAAATTTCACCACAGGGCAGGATGTACACGTGATGGACAAGGAGTGGTGCAATGGATAGGGGATATGTATGGTTCGCACTGAACAACTCAACAACAGATTACATTGAGCTCAGTAGGGAACTGGCAAAGAGCATAAAGAAATTCAACAAGCACAACAAGGTATGTGTGATAACAGACAAACCGGTCAAGGACGGACTGTTTGATTTTGTTAAGGTATTGAAGCAAGATGACAGTGCAGATCAGGAATGGAAACTTAACAACGAATACAAAGTATTCCACTGCACCCCCTTCACGCACACCATAAAACTCACAGCCGATATGTTATTCACACAGAACACTGACTGGTGGTGGAACTATCTATGGCAACATGATCAAGTGTTCTCATACCATTGCAGGAACTACCAGGACGAAGTTATAAAACACAGTTTCTATAGGAAGCTTTTTGCAAGGAATGATCTTCCCGATGTGTATGATGGTTTGCACTACTTCAGGAAGAGCACAAAAGCAAAACATTTCTATGACTTGTGTGAGACAATCACAAAAAACTGGAAACAAGTCAAAGAAACAGTCCTCGTGGACTGTCATGACCAGCAACCAACAACAGACGTGGTGTATGCCCTGGCCAACAAGATACAGGATCCTTTACAGCAGGACAAGATAGATTATGAGTGGTTCAAGTTCATGCACAACAAACAGCACATAAACAAAATAGGCAAGAGATTCGAAAATGACAACTACCTTTATCCCATGAAAGTAGTAAACAAATTGTACATGGGTGGATACAGACAGCACAGGGTAGTACACTACCACAACAAGAAAATGATAGGAGAATTAAGTGAACGAACTTTTGAAAGCACTCGCTAATCTACCACCTGTTGAAAAGAAAATACACACTGTGACCATACAGGGAAAGACCATTGAAGTCAGTCTCGGAAAAAAATTAGAAATCATGAAAGCCACGAACGGTGAAGATGCATTTATGTTAGATGGGGATAAAATAATTCTAAAACCTGTGGAAAAAAAAACAAAACGTAGATTGCCTATTCTTAAAAAAGATAAAACGGGTGGTCATTTCCATAACGGTGATCCTTTCTGGTTAGAAACAATAGCAGAGGAGGGTTACATATGGCAGACAGAATCAGAGTAAGTGATCTAGATTTCGTGTACATCAGTTACGCTGAACCCAACAGGGAAGAGAACTGGGCAGACCTCAAGAACAAGGTGCCATGGGCAAAACGTGTGGACGGTGTAAAAGGATTTGATTCGGCACACAAGGCCGCGGCCGAGACAGCAGAGACAGATTTCTTCATAAGCGTGGATGGTGATAACATCATAGATGAAACTTTCCTATTGCAAACATTAGACTGGACAAAGACAGATAGGAAAGCAGTACACAGATGGAGAGCCAAGAACAACATCAACGGTCTTGTGTATGGCAATGGGGGGTTAGTTGGATGGGACAAAGAAATCTGCCTAAACATGAAGACACACGAGAATGCAGAAACAGAAGAAAATAGAATGGATTTCTGTTGGGGAATGCCTCATGAAAATCTACACAACTGTTATTCCACCACAGTCATCAATGCAACTTCACAACAGGCCTTCATAGCAGGTTACAGGGAAGGTGTCAAGATGAGCACAGAAAAAGGCAAACCTATTACGGCAAAAAATTACAATAAATCTATCTGGAAGAACAATCTCAGTATATTGAGTACATGGTGCACAATAGGTGCAGACATTGACAATGGCAAGTATGCCATGCTGGGTGCAAGGATGGGTTGTTTCTACACTGTTATAGAACCAAGCAATGAATTTTTTAGGATCAGTGATTTGACCGAACTAGAAAAATATTTTGCAGAATTGGCAGTAGAAAATGGCAACATCGATGAGGAGTTACAGTTGTTCGGAAACAGTCTAAGACAACAACTGGACATACCGATCGCAGAATACTCTGAGGACGACAGCAAGTTCTATAGGTTTGTGATGCCACAACACAGGAACAAAGGAGTACAAGATCGTGAGTACCAGTGATTACAAGCAAGACGCACTGAAGGCAAAAGAGAAGTTGGCCACGGTATCACCTACCATGTGCCTGGCCAAGTGGAATCAGACATCACTGCACCTGCCCACAGGACTGACGAACTCATGCTACCATCCACCACTGCACAAGATCGACGCACAAGCAGTCAAACGTAATCCCGCCGCACTGCACAACACACAAGAGAAAATGAATCAACGACAACAAATGCTAGAAGGAGAGCAACCTGAGGGTTGTTCCTACTGTTGGAACATGGAGAAGACTGGGGAGATGTCAGACAGGCACTACAGATCCGGTGAACCATGGGCCATGCAGGACTTCGAAGACATCAGAAAGAATCCAATAGACGAACATTGGACACCGAGGTACGTGGAAGTCAACTTTAACAACGCTTGTAATCTAAAGTGTAGTTACTGTTCTCCACAGTTCTCGACAACGTGGGGCAAGGAGATTGACAGGTATGGCCAATATCCCACATCTCCTCCCCACAACGCACCAGAACACTTCCAGGGAAGACGCAAACCCATACCCAACAGGGAGGACAATCCCTATGTCACCGCATTCTGGAAATGGTGGCCCACGCTGTACAAGAATCTAAAGCACTTCCGTATGACGGGCGGGGAACCCATGATGGATGTGAACACGTACAAGGTGTTCCAGTACATAATGGACCATCCCAAGAAGGATCTTCACCTGAACATAACATCAAACATGTGTCCCGCAGACAAGAAGCTGAAGGACAAGTACTTCAACATGGCCAAGAACATATGCATGGATGAGAAAGTGGAACACCTGATGCAGTTCGTCAGCGTAGATGCCTGGGGCAAACGAGCAGAGTACATACGTAATGGACTGGACTTCAACTACATGATGGACAACGTGGAGGAGTTCCTGGAGCGTATTCCTGTGCGTAACTCGATAACATTCATATGCACATACAACAACCTGAGTATAACAAGTATGGACAAACTGTTGGAGAAGATACTGGAACTGCGTACAAAGTACAGCAAGACCTATCAGAGGGTATGGTTAGATGTGCCCGTGCTGAGGCAACCCGCATGGCAACAGATCACACTGCTACCAGAGTCGTACCAGGCCATACACGAGAGCAACATAGAGTACATGCAGAAAAATTCCGGAGAAGAAAACGGCCTACACATATTCAAGGACTTCGAGATCCAGAAGATGCAACGGAATCTCGCATACTGGAAAGAAAACGCGGACGCAAGTACGCAACAAAAAAAGAACTTCTACGCATTTTTTAACGAACACGATAGAAGACGTGGTACAAACTTCCTGAACATCTTCCCCGAGATGGAGGAATTTTACATGGAGTGTAAGAACACATGAATGATCTAGAATACAAAAAACAAATATTAGATACAAAGAGTGCAAGTTTCTGTGGAGCCAAGTGGTACAATGCTACCATATGGTTGGGCAGTGGTATGACCACAAGTTGTCACCACCCACTT